CTAACATAAAATGGCAAACTTTTCATCATCACCTGGAGTATCTTTAAATGAAATTGATAATTCATTTATCTCTCCAACTCCTGTTAAAGTAGGAGCAGCAGTTGTTGGACCAACTGTTAAAGGACCAGTAGAAATTCCTGTAGTTGTAACTTCATATTCCGATTATAAAAATCGTTTTGGTGGTTCTCTTATTAGTGGAAGTGATACTTATTCTTATCTAACATCAATTACAGCATATAATTATTTTAACAATGGTGGAGATTCACTATTGGTAACTCGAGTTGTAAGTGGGACTTATACAGCAGCAACATCATCAGTAGTTTCAAACTATCTTGATGCTACATCTGCTTCATTTGCTCTAGAAACAATTTCAGAAGGTGTAATCATGAATAATGATTCTACTCTAAATTCTGATGGTTCATTACCTGATGGAACTTCTGATAATGTAAGATGGGAAATTACTAACTCTAACACAGGATCAGGAACATTTAATGTATTGATTCGCCAAGGAAATGATAGAAATAGTAAAAAAGCAGTTGTTGAATCATTTACTAATGTAAATTTGGATCCTAACTCACCACGTTACATTGCCAAAGTAATTGGAGATCAAGTAGTTGCTTATAATTCAACAGAACAACAAGTAGATATTGTTAGTGGTTCTTTCCCAAACAATTCACGATACGTAAGAGTAAAAGATATTACTCCTAAACCAAATTATTTAGATAATTCAGGAGTAGCAGTAACTGCTTACACTGCATCAGTACCTCAAAATGGATCAGGTTCATTTGGTGGAGCAACTGGAGATGTAGCAGGTGGAGCTAATTTCTATGAAGCTATAGATAATACAAATACTCAAGGATTAGCTGCTACTGATTATTCAGATGCTGTTAATTTATTATCAAATTCTAATGATTACCAATTCAACACATTATTAACACCAGGATTGATTAATTCAGCTGCTACACATACAGGTGTAATTAGCTCAATTATCACAAATACACAACTACGTGGTGATAGTATTTATGTTGTTGATATGGTTGGATATGATGGAACACTATCAGAAGCTGTAACTCAAGCTCAAACTAGAGATAATTCATACTCAGCTACTTACTGGCCTTGGTTGCGCATTCAAGACCCTGAAACTGGTAAGAACGTATGGGTACCTGCTTCTACAATGATAGGCGGAGTATACGCTCATACTGATAAAGTATCAGCACCATGGTTCGCACCAGCTGGTATTAACAGAGGAGGATTAGGATCTGTACTTAGAGCTAAAAATAAATTGTCTCAAGCAAATAGAGATGAGCTATATGCTAATAACATCAACCCAATTGCAACATTCCCACAAAGAGGAATTGTAGTATTCGGACAAAAAACACTTCAAAAAGATGCATCTGCTCTTGATCGTATTAACGTTCGTAGATTGTTGATTGAATTGAAATCATTCATTGGACAAACAGCAGATAATATCGTATTTGAACAAAATACAATTACTACTAGAAATAAATTCCTAGCACAAGTAAATCCATATTTGGAAAGTATTAAACAAAAACAAGGATTGTACGCATTTAAAGTAATCATGGATGATAACTTAAACACACCAGATGTAATCGACAGAAACCAATTAGTAGGTCAAATTTACATTCAACCAACACGTACAGCAGAATTTATTAACCTAGATTTCATTCTACAATCAACAGGAGCTGAATTTCCTGCTTAAAAAATAGAATTTTAAATATTTATAATTAGAACATTAATTACAACATAAAATGGCAGTATTAGACCCAAACGAAATATTTTTCACAGCTTTTGAACCAAAGCAAACTAACAGGTTCATCCTTTACATTGATGGTATTCCATCTTATATGGTAAAAGGAATGGGAGCAGTTTCCTTATCACAAAGTTCAGTTGCACTTAACCACATGAACGTACAACGTTACGTTAAAGGGAAAACAACATGGGGACCAATTTCATTCACATTGTTTGACCCAATTACACCTTCAGGATCACAAGCAGTGATGGAGTGGGTAAGATTACACCATGAATCAGTTACTGGTAGAGATGGTTACTCTGATTTCTACAAGAAAGATTTAACATTTAATGTTGTAGGACCAGTTGGTGATATTGTTTCAGAATGGGTTGTCAAAGGTGCTCTTATTACAGAAGCTACATTTGGTGAATACAACTGGGATGATGATGGTACTGCTGTTAATATCTCAATGACAGTTCAACCAGATTACTGTGTATTGAACTTCTAAGAAAG